GCGCCGTTTCGCTACCTACTTTCGGTTGTAAATAGTGCACTTCTCTCCAAGTTGGAGGAAGATCCACGTGTTGTTTCCGCCCTTCATGGCTGTCCAGCTGAAAAGTTGGATTGGTCATTGGGGAAGCGAAGACACATGGTGTTCTCCGCCGATTTGAAGAGTGCTACAGATTACTTTCCACAAGATCTGATGAGAGATGCAGCTGATGTGCTCTCGGAGGAATGGCCTGAAGAGCTCAGGTTCCTATTCCAGAGAGCGGTGGGACCACACATACTTCATTCACCACGGATGGAGGAGTGTTGTACCACGAGTCGTGGAATCCTTATGGGTTCCCCTGTCTCATGGCCGTTGTTATCAATGTACAGTGCCTGGATTCATTTTGAATCAGGTTCTGATGGTTGGTACGCGGTATGTGGGGACGATTACATTGGTTGTCATGATAACACGAGTTATCAGAGGTATCTCAACGTACGCCGATTAACCGGAGCCTTAGGCTCTCCTGGTAAAGACATTCTAGGACGCGAGTCCGTAGGTGTTTTTGCCGAGGAACTTGTTACGGTCGGTAGGTGTCGTTGGATTCCGACAGTTAGTGTGAGAGCGGTCCTGGGTGACCCTAAGTCAGGTTTGCCAGCCTGGCAGCAGGGGCCCACGGTGTCCGAGGCGCTTCGTCGTCTCTCTTACACTAACGCTGATAATTTGCGTATCATGGAGAAGTTGCATTCAACTTCCATCTCTCAGCTCCGACGCGTTAAGATTGATCCCTTTGCACCGAGATGGTGTGGAGGCGCTGGTTTTCCAGGGCTTCCTGACATGGGCAGTCTCGTTCTGGCGAGGAAACTTATGTCCCAAAACCAAGAGTTTATCATCAAAAGGGTGACAAACTTCGAAGGTTGTTGGAACGGTGTTTCTTCTGACCCAGGACTCGTAGACGCAGTGTCCGAAGACATCAATCGTAACGCTGAATTCTCACGGGATACGGGGGTTAGTGGCGAATGGGGACCTTTACGGGATGTGGTTGCATCACGTATCGCGAACCTTTCGTGGCCTTTCTATCTGGCTGGCGCTGCAAAGCGCGAGTACCGGGTAGGTCTGACCTCTGTGGGGCGAGCAATACGATCTGGGAAGGACGAGATAAACCAGCGTGGTTACTGGGTACCGTCCGGAGAGAAGATTGTTCGTGGTGATAAATTGGTGGATGCACTCCAGGCGTTGGAGCCGCAAACGAAGCCAATCCCTTTCACCCCCGTGCCGGAGTCTCTCATACTATTTGGTACCTCTTCGGAGCGTTTCCAGGCCAGGAAACGAGCCGTTGGGCCCGGTTCTCCAGAGTGGGGACCGCGGAAGCGTACCAAATTAGTATGATTGGCTCTTCCAAGTTCTACAGGGTAGGATGTTAGATCTACGGACCAACCGGAATGACGGTGCCTGTCTTGAGCACTGCATTGCAGGTAAGCCTCTATAGACCCAGAGCTGGGGACAAGCCCCATAAAGCTCTGCGACCCGAGACGTTTCGTATGGTCGATCATCC